CCTTGTGCCACAAGCTGTGCCTGCCGCTCGAGGGGCTTCTCCTTGAGGGCCCTGTTCAATTTGGCCCGGAGGGATGAAACCTCGGGGGCGTATGCTTTGGCAGCACGGGGGTTTCTCTTGATGGAGGGGGTAGCAAATGCACGCTTCCTGCAATCGTTGGCCATGGCCTTCAACTCATTGGCGTGCTGTGCGTAAATACCCTCCATCAGGGTACCGGAAGATAACCGCCTGGCATCAGATGCCTCGGCCATCCTGGTGGACTTGGTCAGCTTCTTGACCAGCTTGCCCTGCTTGTTGATATAGGATTCGCCGGTCTCCTCGTAGACCTTCTTCCCAGTCTTGGGATCATATGGTCCGCCCTTCGCCGCACTACGGGGCTTTCGATGGGGGACGTACTTGACACCCTTGGATCTGGAAATGAGAGTAGCTGCACCTTTATCGGCGCCACCCTGGTACTTCCGCTTCAGAGCGGCGATGCCGTTATCAATCTCGGACTGCTTGTAGTTGAGATTATGCTTCTCGGCATCGATGACAACCATGGAGTGGCGGACTGCCCGGGCCAACTCATCAGCACTGGCGCCCTTCAGGGTCATGTCCGTAATAAGATTGGACACCTTACCCATCTGGGTCTGAGTATCCGACATCCGCTTCATCCCCTTGTACCCAGGATATGCCCTATTGGGCTCGAAGCCCTTGAGTCCCTTGAGCGGGGCGGTGGATCGGATCTTAGTCTTTCCCTTGTTGGGGATTACCAGGACGGAGTCGCCGTCAAAATCAGCACCGCTAAGGCGCTCAGCGACAGAAGGATGGATCCCAATAGCATCCCGAGCATTGCCCAGAATATGTCTCGACTTCTTGCCTCGGTTGTTAACAGTGAGCGTAGGGATCTCGAAAGTCCCGCCATGAGGATAACGCACGAGACTAACAACGCTACCGTCAGGGTAGTTAGGAGCATACACCTCGCCCTTCTTGAGATGGGGCATCGGCAATATGACCTGAGAAGCCTGGCCGGGTAGAGCCTTCGCCTTCAGATGAACCGCTGCTGAGTCGCAGTCATCGGCCAAGGACATGAGCATGCGCTTGCGAATAACGGGATTCGTCAGTGACATGATCTCCTGCAACTCCTTGCGCTTACCATCCCTGGTGAGCTGAAGCTGCTGCTTGGCCAATTTGGGTGACTGCTTGGATAAGAACTGAGAGGCCAGGGACTGGGACCAGGAATCCCACTTGCCCTCCTCATTCACAATATTGAGAGCGCTCAGTTCCTTCTTGCCGGTCTTGGGGTTCTTGAACATCCTCTGTTTGACAACAGCACCGAACGGATTATCCGGGTCATCCTTCATAGGCTTGAGGACCGTGTGGTCCTTGCCGCCCATCATGGGTGTACCCTTCTTCTTGTTGGTGTTGAAGACGATGTCCTTGCCCTTCGGAATATCATCCGAGTACATAGCCATGCCCTTGAGGTAGTGCGTTCCGTCGACGGAAATGCGCACCTGGGCGTAGTTTGAGCCACCGAGACTAAGCTCTTTGACTCCACGGCGCATCAGAATAACGCCGTCCATGTCAGTTCCGCCATCCTCGGCGTACTTGACGCTGACTCTCTTCGAGGATATGGCTCGAGGAGTCTTGATACCGGTGGACAATATGCCCTTCTCGTCGACAACGACACCAGGGGTACGAATCTTCTCCCTATGGGCATGAATATCCGCGGCTTTGGTCCCGGGTGGGGCCAGAACCTTGAGGATGGTGTAGTTATCGCTGTTGGCCTGCTTAACCTTGACGTCGTGGGTAGTGTATCCCTGGGCCTTGAGGGCCTCGACGGCGGTCTTCAAAGATGTCGACGAGCACTGGAGATTCTGCTCGACGCCCAGACCGTACTCGATGAACTTCTTCTGCTTCACCTCGTCGGCCAATATGTCCTTGACCCGGGTGATCTCGTCCTTGCGAAATGACGCGTTGGGCTTGAGAAGCTCACGGACGCTGGACTCGTTGAGCCCCATGCGTCGACCGATCTCCGTATTAGGCAGACCGGCGTCCTTCATCCTGGATGCTCGAGAAATATCGCCTGCCTTCTTCTCGGCACGAGCGATGCTGTTCAGAGCACGATACTCGGTGGTGCTCATGCCCCAGGCCTTGGCAATATCGACCTCGGACATGCCCTGAGCCTTGAGCTTGTCCCTCTCAGCGAGGAAGCCCTGGGCCGACTGATATGGATCCTTACCTGAGCCCCAAGGGTAAGTAACGACCCGAATGGCGCTTGGTGCCGTAGTGCATCAGCTCATCACGAGTCATGGGCCTCACCTCCTCGGAATCCGAATATGACCATCTCAGGCGTCCTCAGACTTGATCTCCTCGATGAGCTTGTCGAACCACGTGATCTTGTCCATGATATGGGCAATGTCGTCGGGCTGCGGCTTGTCGACCAGGATATCGTCATTCTGGTAGATGCGGGTCTCGAAGTCGATCTCGCCGGGCAGCTTCTCGTACTCCAGGCAGAACAGGGCTGCGTAGATATGAAGCTGAATCATGTTGACACGAGTCACACCGGTCTTGAGGTCGTGAATACGAAGAAGGCGCTTCTTCTCGTCAAAGCCGATGGCGTCGGCGGTCCCGAATGCGTTCTCGCTGTGATACAGCACGACCTCAGGGTCAAGACCGTAGCCAATGGCGTCGTTCACGTAGGCGTTGAAGGTGGCCTTGTTCCTCGGCATCCGCAGCTTCAGGCGAATATGCTCGGCGGCCAGGGCGTGGAGCCTGGTCCCCATCGCAGCCGCCTGGGCCGTCCGAAATGCCTCGCCCAGCTTGGCGTCGTCGTAGTTCACCCAGCTGTGCTTGCTGGCGCTCAGAAATGCGTGGAGGCCCTCCAGCCTCGAGTGCGTGTTCCAGAGCATCAAGCGTTCCTTTCTCGTTCTCCGGGTATATGAATGATGCGAAGGACCACTCGCCGAGCTTATCGATGAAATGGTCCTGATTAGGTCGGTGCGGAGCATCCTTGCTCCTCTTGACCTCGAGCGCGGCCCACTTGGATCCGAATATGATGATCAGGTCGGGTATGCCCTGATTGTGGTTCGGGTCGTTCTTGAGGATGAGGCAGCCGGGCAGGCGATCCTCGATCCTGGATATGAGGCCACGCTGGTAGTCTCGTTCGAGCATGGGGTCTGTCCTCGAGTCAAGAATTATACCCACGCCCGATCATGGCGCAAGGTCGGTGCTCGTCAACTATGTAGTGATTGAGTGAACTTGCTGGGTAGCGTAGTCGTGATCGGCCGTGGGAGCTATGGCGAAAAAGAGGGTCCAAAATATGGAGGTCCCATCTCCTTCATTATGATCGATGCTCGCGACGCGGTCTATTGTACATGCACTGATCCCGGACGCTGTGGGCTTGAGATACGGGATCCAGCCGACAGCAGTCTCGCCAGAGCCCCTACCCCTGCCACAAGTAGACTAGATCCACAAGTACAAGACCCCCTTGCCAAAAAGCCACTTTTTTCTTATACTCTCTATATATATAGAAAATTTACTCACTTCCTAACAACTAGAAACAAAACTGGAAAACTGGCACAACAAAGAGAAAACGTTGCAATTCCAACGAAAAGTGCGTGCCAGTTTCTGTGCCACCCTCGTTCCAAAACTGGCACATCGCCCCAAAACTGGCACAATCGGAGCCCGCAAGTACCACACTGACAACCCCGTTTTTCAAAACTGGCACAAAACTGGCACAGAAACTGACACATCACGCGTGTCCCCCTTTCACCACCAGTCACACAAATAACAGAATCGTTGCCCACCCGTCATACCAAGTGGTACAGCGGGTGGTACAACGATCAGCTCAAAGAGTCGTAAAAACCCCTCTCATTGAAGATCTCCTTGACCCGAATCGCCCTCGAAATGGCCTGATCGATGGGTGACTGGCTCTTCAGGTAGTAGTAGTTCAGGACTGAATAAGGAGTGTTCAGCCTGTCGATTCGCCCCTCGCACTGCTCCATGACCTTCCACGAGTAGTTCTGGGAGAAGAATATCATGGTGTCGCAGGTGGTGCAGTTCCACGCCTCGGCCCCCGCAGTGTACTGCACTAGATACACCCAACGTGGACCCTCCGGCAAGGGATCGTGTTTGTGGCCGTTGTACTCGGCGACGGGGACACCCAGAATATCCCCGAGAGACCGCAGCATGAAGAGCTCGTAGTCGAAGTTGTAGAAGACAATGACCCGAGGATGGACCTCGCACAGTCCTCTCACCGCCTCAAGTCTCACAGGATCCTCATTCGTCACTCTTCTCAAGACATGACAGAGGCCTCCTGCGTTCTTGATGGGTTCCTCCTTGTACGGATCGAACCTGTACTTCAATATGGTCTTGTACGGGCCCTCCTCGTAGGGAACCGGGACGTCCGTCCGCTTCTTGACCGTCTTCTTGACGAATGGCATGTCCACAAGGATCCTGTTTCGAAGCCGCAGCAGCTTCCCCTGCCCAAGATATCGCTCCAGACGCGGATAGCCGGCCCGATAGTTGAACTGGCAGTGCTCCCTCTCGAAGTGAGTGCGGTTCTTGAAGAAGCCATTGGCTATGAACACAGGGCAGTAGTCCAGCCAGTTATCCCCAGGGGTTCCGGACAGCATGATCCACTCGTTGTTCCTGGCCATACGCACGAATGTCTTCGCCCACTTGCCGTTACCGATGGCTCTCTGCTCATCGAATATGATGAAGGAGTCACGGATGTTGCTGTAGTTGCTGATGTTATTCCAGGAATCAACCGTTGTGTAGTGCGTGAGCCCGTACATGGCCACATCCCCCTGCCAGTCGAGGTCGTCCCTCTTCCTAGCGGTGGTGATTATGACCAGACGGGGCCCCTCGGCGAGCCTACGACCCAGGTCGGCCGGATGCCGCACCCCCAGCACTCTCTCGACGTAGTACTGGAGGGCGACAACCGACTTCCCCGAGCCCGGCTTCCCAGTCAATATACAGCCATTTCCCAGGTTCTTCACAGCTTCGACCTGGTGAGGCCACAGATCAACCGGACCCAAGACCCTACCTTCCGAATCGAATGTGGAACGGCGACTCGACCCACTCAATCTCGTCCAGCACGAGATCGTCCAAGTACGGCATAATATAGTCGATTCGCTCTGTCTCCTGTATCTCTGTCATCAGGACTCCTTGATCTTGATGCGAACGGACGACTGATATACGCTGACGTACTCAACAGGAATCCTATCCAGTACAGTCTCGTCGATCAAGTAGTCGTTGACGAATGCCATCGCCCCATCATCCGTCGAGAAGACCTGTACTTCGTAGAAACCCTCGCTCTCGAATTCCTTGTTGTCCCCTCGATAAACGGTCAGCTTGGTAGGTTCCACGGGTGTCATGAGTTCTCCTTCTTGGTAGCAATGATCGCCGTGACGCTTCGTCCTTGGGTGTAGTCCTGGACTGTCTGGACATAGAAATCGTAATCTGCAAAGGACAGGAGCTCATTGTTTCCATCGGTCAGAAACACGCAATAGGCGTCCTGCTTATCCTTGATGACCTTCTCGTATCCGAAGGCTTCCTGAGAAATAACCCGATCCCCATCCTTGGTGATGAGGAATACCGGCTTCTTCTCACGAGGCGTGCAATCGAATTCACCAGCAGCGACCGGTTTGACCTTCCAGTACCGAAGATCGAGTTGGAAATGACTCATGTGCTCCGCACCGAATACGGGACCTCCGACAAGAAGGCGACCCCGGTCCCACTCGAACGAATAATGGTACAGCGCGACGGTAACGACGTGATCAGAATAGTTGACTTTCATGATGGAGCCCATGTCAGTTCTCCTTCTGCTTCGGTGTGAAATAAATGGTTGTTAGGTGGTTGACGTCATCCCGCTGCTCCCACTCGAGAGCCCGGAACGTCATGACCTGCCCATCATCAAGTCGGAAATACCACACGGTCCATCCCGTGTCCGGTTCGTACTCAGCCCACCGCTCGATGAACTCCGCCTGCTGGACCTCGGTCCCGTACTCCCAGATCAGGATATACGGTCATGCCCGTCGTTGTGCGGGCTCCTGTACTCGCTCACCACAGAACTCCT